ACTTTTCCGTCTTTAGTCAAATCAGATAGTGTTCCCTTGATACTATCCGATAGAATACATTCTGAGATTGTAGGAGGTCTGTATCTCTCAACCCACAATAATGAATCTTGTGCCATAATATTTTACTTTCATAATATAAGTTATAATCAAATTACTCATCATAAGATGAGTTAGCTTCAAGAGCAATCCAGTAGTTTAGAGTATCGGATTGACGTTTAAAGTGAGATATTCGTTTGGAAGAAAGTCGAACATCATATGTACCTTCCATCAATTTATTGAGATTTTCCAGTTTGAATATCATACGGAAAGTCTTGTCAGTTGAACCAACAACAGTCGAAAAAGAATCTGATGTAGAATTTACAGTATCAGATACAAGTATACGAATTTCACTTCCATCACCTTGTATAACAACTTCTGGTAATCCAAGAGTGTTAGCAGCATTGATGGTCTTTTTGAAAATCTCTTCAGACAACTCAAAAGAAACTTCTGCATCTGGAAAGTCTATTTCTTTCTCAGGTGGAGTTTGGAACATCGAACTACTACCACAATAATGATATGTCGATTCGTGGTTACCATCTTTTATTGATACACTACTATCCGAAAAAACCAACTCAGGGTCTTTGAATAGAGAAAGAGTTCCAAGAAAACGATTCAGTTCATAGATAGGAAACGTCTTAGGGAAATCTTCATTGATCTCAACAGAGGCCAGTATTGTGTTTAGAGGGGAAACAGTTCGGAGAGTGCTACCCTCACGAAACTCTAAACTTTGATTGATGTTAGCATAGTTCTTGAGGAACGATACTGTATTTTCACTTAACTTCATTGTGTTCTCCTTGAGATTCACGGTTGTAATGATTATCATGTAAGTATAACATAATAATAACATAATGAGCGACTTTTGTCAAGTCGTTTCTATTAAATCCACCCTTCTTACCATAACGTTGAGCGTATTTAATGATGTTACCAATACAGAACCCTTCTCCGTGTCCTGCGTCAGCAATAAATTCTGTTGATTGTATTTTGTTTTGAGAGTAATGTGAAATGTAGGTCTTATCTATTGCATCCCAAATTTCACTCAAATATTTACCTTCATCAAAAACATAATCAACTGGAAGTCTTTCTTTAATTTTTTCTATTTTTTTTCTTAGGTTTTCCATTATTTCTTTTTCTTTTGTCGTGTTGACTAACTTTCGCGTTATCATTTCCATGTGATGCAAATTCTAGATTTGCTAGACTTGACATCGAACCAGTAAAAACATATGAACCCATATGTCCCAATTCCATCCACGGACATAAGAAAATTTGATATCCAATCTTTCGTGCAAATTGACAAAAGAAATAATCTTCTGAAAGATAACGGTCACTTCCACCAGCCACTTCACCAAGATATGCTTCGGAGTCGATTACAGTATCAAAGTAAGCGTGAATATTTCTATCGCCCTTGAAGTGTTCAGAACGATTGTGATCTGGTTTGTAACTAAACTGAGGGAACGCTTCTTTGAAATCTAGGAACACTTGTTTCTTAATCAATCACAGTATCAAAGTAAGCGTGAATATTTCTATCGCCCTTGAAGTGTTCAGAACGATTGTGATCTGGTTTGTAACTAAACTGAGGGAACGCTTCTTTGAAATCTAGGAACACTTGTTTCTTAATCATCATAAATCCAGTTCCAATTTCTAATGTATCAACTGGTTCGGATATTTGTATCTTGTGTGTATTTTCTACTGGATTAAAAACATAGTCTCCTGTATATTTTTCCAACACATTTGGGTCTTCATCCGCTAATCCAGAATCGACAGCATTACGAACCTTTTCCCAAGCGATACATTTTTTAGGATAAGGGCCACCGACAATATCTTTGTCTAAAGCAGCAAGTGTCAATACATCATTTGGATCGAAATGTATATCAGCATCGATAAACATCAAATGAGTGTAATGACTTCTCATAAACTCATCGACTAGATAGTTCCTTGCTCTTGGAATAAGAGATTCGTTGAACAGATAGAAGAACTTTAAATCCATTCCATACTTTGTTGCTACAGTAGCAAGATCAGCACATGCTTTAGAATACATTCCAGAACACATTCCACCATACATCGGTGTACAGACCATTATTTTATTTTCTCGCAATTCCTCGACAGGTAATTTAACTTCCATAATTCTCCATTATAATTTTCACTAGATATGACAAAAGGGTATCACTCAAAAGAGCAACACCCTGTATTATATATTATGAGTAATCTTCAACTTCTTCGATTACTGGTTTAACTTCTTCGGGTTCTTCCAAAGTAACAGTTTCATCCAACTTGGAATACAAATCCATGAAAGTGTCTTTGGTTTGGTCATCGAAACGAGCAACACACATTGAGATTGCTTTCATTCTATCTTTGAAGATTGAGAAAGCATTTACAATATGAACCAATCTACGAGTAGAGATAATTTCATCAACTCCACCGTCATAGAAAGTTTTACGAATCAAGTCTGCCCAATCAACCAGTTTTGTAGCATACTCTTCATCGAGACAACCAAGATTTGACATCAGTTTTTTGATGATGTTTTTCTCAACCGATATGGTAGGATATTCTTGTTCCAGAGTAATAGGAAACCTCTCAAGAAATGCTTCGTTGAGAATGTTGGTTCCGATAAATCTTCCATCTTCTGAACCCTTACCCTTAGTATTGGCAGTCGCCATAACTGTGAAACCAGATTTCGGACGGACAATTCTACCTTCTTTTTTGATAAGAAGTGGATTACCTTCTAGAACAGGTTGAAGACACATAATTTTGTTTGAAGCCAAATCGACTTCATCCAAAAGAAGAGTAGCTCCACGTTCCATAGCCATTACGACTGGCCCGTCTTGCCAAACCGTTCTACCATCGATTAGAGCGTAGTGACCAATCAAATCATCTTCATCAGTTTCAATGGTGATGTTTACTCGGAAAAGTTCTTTCTTCAATTCAGAGTGAACTTGTTCAATCATCATTGTTTTACCATTACCAGACAAACCAGTAATAAAGACAGGATAAAAACTCCCAGCTTTTTTAATGATTTTCACATCATTATAATGACCAAACTTTACATATCCGTTGACTTTTTCGGGAACATAAGATTCGGTGTTTTTGGGAAACTCAATAACGTTTGAAACCATTTCTGGTGTTTCTTTTTTTTCTGGTTTAGCAAAAGCTACTATGCTTTTTGAACTAGACTTGGTTGGGATAGTTGAAACTTCGATATCTAAATTTCCATCCAGATTAGGAAGTCTATACATACCCCGATTAACCGTAAAGGGAGAACGTGTAAACCAACTTGGTAAACCCAAATTGTGATCACTGGTTACATCCTGAACTTGTTTCTTAGAAATGACAGCTTCTTCTCCGTAAAGAGATTGAGCACATTTCACAAATTTTATTTTTGCTGGGGATAGTTTAATTTTCTTCATAACAAAATCTCTCAAGAGAGGGTTCACATAATATGAGAAAAGTCATCTCTTCTCACTTCCATACTTATATTATAACAAGACATCAACTCTTTGTCAAGTCTTTTCTCCACATCAAGCAACTTTTTTGATAAAAGCGTTGAGAAGAACACGATTCTGTAACTTACCACTTGTGTTCTTTTTCAATGCTCTACGGATTACCGCTTTAGTCGCACCGACTTCAACTTTATCCATGTGGTCAACACCATCAATCTGAAGACTTTTGGTATTGATAATGTAAAGTTCATCGTAAGATGTTTCTGTTTCAATCAAAAACTTTTCTTTACGAAACTTTGTAACTTCTTCATCAGTTGGATATCGTTCCATAATCCAACCAATATCACTAGCGGTTCTTCTAGTGGAACTAGAAGTCAGGAAAAATCCAAGAAGATTTATTCCCAATTGTTCTTTGAGAGCCAAGAGATAGATAGAAGTTGTATCCATTTGTTTACCATTTTTTCTTGTAGGATAAACTCTTGTTCTAGTTTTGACATCATCAATATGTAAACTTCTTTTACTTACACTTTTTGTAAGATTTTCAGAGGTGAGATAATCCATATGTCTGTTACTCTGACCATCAGAAAGAAATACGACATTGACGATTTGAGCTTTTGTCTTGGTCTTAAACTCTTCCACGATTGTCTTAGCACAAACAATTGTTGAGTCTAATGGTGTTCCACCCAAATAAAAATTGTCTGGTGCTCCATAATAAGGATGATCTCTCCAACCATAATAATTTGCAAACGTATCGGAAACCAACAATATATTTCTGTATGCTTCAGTCAATTCTCGGTTTTTCATTTTAGAGTTGAACAATGACATCAATCGTAAATGTTGATTGATTATCAAATCATTCGTTTTGTAGTTTGCTGTTCTCTTTCTAGCAGGGGTTTCATAATATTTAAAATTATCTCTCATGAAACCATAACTGTTACTGTTTTCAGTATGATCTCTGTAATGGTCAGTAAAAGCATAAACTTCAAATGGTATCTGAACTTTAGAACAGAACATAGTCAAGTTTATCAACTGTTCAATTGTTTCTTTCATGTAACCATTCATCGAACCAGACCAATCTATGAACATCACCATACCATGATTTTTACCTTCTGGTAAAGAAGTAATCTGACGGAAAAGATTTTCACTATATTTGTAAGCGTGAATCTTATTCATGTCGAGTGTACCTTTTTTAGAAGAATATGCTCTACGATGAATGTCAGCAGCTTTCTTCATTTCAAATTCTTTGACCATGTAACTAATCATTTTACCACTGTTCTTTTTGAACGTTTTCAACAATTCGTTTCCAGCATCTATTGCACCTTCGCGGTCATTGTAATAATCAGTCAGTTCTTTATGAATAACTTTATGGTCAATAACAATTGCTTCTGTATTAATTTTTGGAAATGTCAAATAGTTAGGAATAGTTACTTCATCACTCATATCTGACATTTCTTCTTCTCTCTCACGAAAGTTATCATCAGTCAAAGAAGAAGGTTCTTCTGGAATACCATTATCCATTCCGTCACTATGAGTTCCACCTTCAAAATTATCTAACTCTTTTGAGGGTTTACCATCTTTGGATTTATTTTCAGATGACTTGTTAGAAGTTTTGTCTGACCTATCAGAATCTTCTTCGTTTTCTTCATCAGATTCATCTTTTATGTCTGACATTTCTCCAGATTCATCTTCGTAATCATCTTCGTATTCTTCCCATTCATCTTCATCATCTTCATTTTCATCGAAATCACCGTAACTATTATCAGTTTCAGATTCGTTTTCTTTACACCACTCATAAAGAGCATCGGTAACTTCAACGACATTTTCCCATGTTTCAGTTCTTTCAACTTTTTCAACCCACTCTCGCTCTTCATCAGTAAACTCAATCGAATACTGAGTTCCAGCTTTAGTGTAAAGATTGATACGGTCAATCAAACCAAGATCATTAGCATTGACACCCATCTTTCGTAATCCGAAAAAATCTTCGTTCATCAGTTCACTGTATCCGCCCAACATACATTTACGAGCTCCAGCAAATTTTCTCTTGATTTTCTTTTCGATACGAGCGTCTTCTATAACGTTCAGAAAGGATTTGTAACCTTTACCTTTTTCACTTACAGAAGAATGCCATCCGTCAAAAGGAGTCCAAAGTGCATGGCCAACTTCGTGTGCACAGAACAGATCGTAAACATCTGAACCAGGCTTCCATTTTAGAATAGGTAGATAGAGGACTCGATTTTTTACATCGAATGCTGCGGTAGGGATTTTCTTGTGTTCAACAGTAATGTTTTCTGCGGCCATCAGTTTGGCCAACATCGACTTCTGTTCTACTAGGTCTGTTTTTTTCATCATAATATAATCTCAAAAAAATGGTTATTTCTTAACCTCACTATACTTATATTATACCAAGACATCAACTCTTTGTCAAGTCTTTTCTTCGCCTGGAGTAATATTTTTGTAATTTGATACCAATGCATCTGTTCCATCTTCCAATCCAGCAGGTTCTTTTGAATAATCGCCTGTTCCATCGTCAAGATGTTCATATCCGGTTATTTTTCCCGAATACTTCTTTAGCATTTCTTTTCTTATTTTCTTCAATGTTTTTGACATTTTCCTCACTTTCAAGTACTATTATACGTTGTGATGGGACGTTTGTCAAGTCTTTTCTTACTCTAAATAAGAAAAATCTTTGGTGAGTTTTGTTTTGGGAACGTTTGCTGCAATCCAGCCCATGACTTCTTTCTTCACATCGGCTTCTGGAGCAATCGTTTTTCCTTCTTTCTTGAAGGTCAGGTAGGTAAAATCTGTAACAATTATGTTACCAGTTCTGGTTTTTACTATTTTCTTTGTTTTGGGATCAACATAAGGAATGGTATTTTCTCTGTTATTCAGAACAACTCTAACACCTCCGTTGAGGCCTCTTGGAAGTTTTCCTTTGATTACACTATACATACTTGTTGCTGCTCCTTCATGTGAGAGTAGCATTATGTCTTCTGGAACAACTCTGGTTCTATTTCTGTTGTTGACAATCGCAACCGAATAATCTGTCAGTACCCATGTAAGATGAATATTTTTTGAGTCATATCCTGCTTTTTCAAGTTTAGGTATTATGTCTCCTATATCTGAAACATCTTTCATTGTGATGTCAAACATGATATTAGGAAGTCTGTCTGCATTAGCATCAGCAAGCATAATGTCGAGGGATTTGTCTTTGATACCAAGTTTTTTGATAAACATATGAATTTTATAAACATCCTTTGGATTTTTTAGATTTAACCCCTTTATCTCTGGATGTTTGCCTTGTAGGTCA